TCATAAAGGAAAAATCAATGAAAAAATTATTTGCCGTTCTATTATTAACGCCCGCATTAGTGTTTGCACAAAAACAACCAAAAGGTGTTACTTATGATGCACAAATTTTAAATGTAACAGATGGTGATACTGTTGTGATCGCTGCACCGTTTTTACCCGCACCTCTCAAGCCTCAATTGTCAGTCAGAGTATTTGGAGTTGATACACCAGAAAAAGGTCATAGAGCACTATGTCCAAGTGAAGCACAGCGTGGCGAGCAGGCTTCGGCATTTACAAAAAATGCTGTGGCTAAATCAGTCAAGCGTCAAGTTATCCTTTACGGTTGGGACAAGTTTGGTGGTCGTGTGCTAGGTGACATGATCTTGGATGGACAAAGTCTAAGAGCAATGTTGATTGCCAATGGATTTGCTAGAGAATACTACGGCGAAGCCAAACAATCATGGTGCAATTAATAGTTCCTGCCCAAGACAAAATGTAAATCAATCCATTAAATGGAATGTTATAAAAATCTAAATTTAAATATAGGATCAAGTATTCTAGTCAACCCTAAGATTTTGTTTGACATGAAAGTTTTCCATTTGAAACTGAAAAAAGAAGATTTACATCCTAAATTTTTAAAAATTTGTGAACTAAAAAATCTTGATGTTTTTAGCGCAGAGATTTTTAGAAACAATAGTTCCTATGACAACTGTATACATGTTGATGCTATTCCGGGACTGCAATTAGACGATTTACCTAAAATAAATTTTGTTTTTGGTAATAAAGAATGTCCAATGGTGTGGTATAAAGAATTAGTTCCTAAAAAACGCAACGATATAAAACCAACAGCAGTTGGCTCAGGTTATTATGAGTTTCCGATTGATAGTGTGCAAGAAATAGATAGAACTTATATAAGATCATGTTGTATTGTGCAAGCAGGCGTCCCGCATACGGTTATAAATAATAGTTTGCGCGATCGTTATTGCATTAGCATAGTAGTTACAAAAGAAAATAACTATTTCTCTTTTGATCAATTGGTGGACGAATTTAAAGAATACATTGTAAATGAAACTTAATTATTTCATATATGATCCAAATAATACAAATGATGACCGCCCGGTTGTTCCTTACAGCGAACATTAATGAAATGGGTTTTTGTATTGATGGTCTTTGTAGTAGATGATGGTATCTGGCGTGAGTGGAATAATTACTCTACACTCAAAGCTTGTGAAGAAATTGTAACAACTATTACCTATCACAGAGAAGAAAAAATAAAAGCATATTGTTTAGCTAGAGAAGTCAATGAGTGATCCTATACAAGAATTAAAAATATTAGCCGGCATTAACAATCGTGCTGTTATGCAGGAGTATAAAGGATTTCAAGGTTCTAATATTTCTGTAACCGGAAATGAAAAGGGCGAACTCATGAAACGACATGATATTCGCCCAGGTACTGAAGAGTGGTTCAAACTATGGTTCAGTAAACCTTATTTGACCGGCGAACGACCAATCTAAGCAGCAGCACTATCTCTACCCAAATACTGATTCCATTTAGGATCTCTAACTCTAAAAGGGCTATGTTTCCAAGCCGCAGCTAATGCCCAATAATCTGGTCGATAGGGTTTTTGAATAGGTTTTCTAAGTTTATTGGCTTTATCAAAATTACAAGCTTTACAACTTGTTACGCAATTTTCCCAATTAGTTAAACCACCTAAACTTAACGGAATCACATGGTCAATAGTTAGGTCTTTGAAATCAAAAGTATCTTCGCAGTATTGACACTGATAAAGATCACGCAAATACATGTTATGTCGTGTGAAATTTACTCGGCGTTTAAAATTGAAATATTCTTTTGTGATAGCCACACTAGGCACATTTAGTGCCAATTTTTCGCTATGTACTATCCAATCTGAATATGTTTCAATTACAGTAATTCTTCCGAGAAACATAAGTTTAATAGCATGACGCCAATCAATAACGCTAAGTGGTAGCACAGATATGGGTTGATAATCTTTGTTTAAAAGTAGTGTATGAGCCATAAGTAAAATTATGTTAAAGCCTAATAATGATAATATTATAAAGAGTCCGTATCAAAAAGTCAATATGACTGAGGACCAAATATTAGAATTTGCACGGTGTGCAGATCCAGACACTGGTCCTGAATACTTTATGAGTAACTATTTTTATATTCAGCATCCTACAAAAGGTAAAATGTTGTACAAACCATTTGAATATCAACGGAGGCTTATAGATACTTATCATGCCAACAGATTCAGTATTAGTCTAATGCCTCGACAGACAGGTAAAACTACAAGTGCTGCCGGTTATCTACTTTGGTTTGCTATGTTCCGCCCAGATAGTACAATATTGATTGCAGCACACAAATACACTGGAGCCCAAGAGATTATGCAGCGTGTGCGTTATGCATATGAATTATGTCCAGACTGGGTCAGAGCCGGTGTTACTAGCTATAACAAAGGATCAATTGACTTTGAAAACGGGTCAAGAATTGTAAGTCAAACAACTACTGAAACAACTGGTCGAGGTATGAGTATTACGCTACTATACTGCGATGAGTTTGCATTCGTCCGCCCTACTATTGCCAAAGAGTTTTGGACATCCATATCTCCAACACTGAGCACCGGTGGTAAAGCAATTATTACATCAACTCCAAATAGTGATGAAGACCAATTTGCATTTATTTGGAAACAAGCAAACAAATGCATTGATGAATTTGGCAATCCCACTCCATTGGGATTAAATGGATTTAAAGCATATCAAGCGAGTTGGTGGGAGCATCCTGATCGCAACGAAAAATGGAAAGCTGAAGAAATTGGTAGAATTGGCGAAGAGCGTTTCCGCCGTGAACATGGTTGTGAATTTTTAATTTATGACGAAACTTTAATCAATGCAACCACTTTGTTTGAACTTCAAGGACGCGATCCTATAGAACTACAGGGGCAGGTTCGTTGGTTTCAAAAACCACAAAGAAATCGTACTTACGCAATTGGTCTAGATCCTAGCTTAGGCACTGGCGGCGATTACGCGGCCATACAGGTGTTTGAACTGCCTACTATGATACAAGTAGCAGAGTGGCAGCACAACCGTACTCCTATACAACGGCAAATAACAATATTAAAAGAAATTTGCGAGTACATTTATGAAACAATTGAAACGCAAAATGACATTTATTATTCTGTAGAAAACAATACACTGGGAGAAGCTGCACTAGTTGTAATTGCAGAATTTGGTGAAGAAAATATTAAAGGTACTTTCTTAAGTCAACCAGTACGAGCCGGGCAAGCTAAAATACATAGAAAAGGTTTTACTACAACAAACAAAAGCAAACTTGCAGTTTGCGCTAAGTTTAAAAATTTGGTAGAAAATCGTAAGATGATCATATGTAGCAAAAACTTGATAAGCGAGCTAAAAACATTTGTAGCTAGTGGTGTAGGATTTGCAGCAAAAATTGGAGAAACAGATGATTTAGTGTCTGCTACGCTACTTGCACTAAGAATTGTACAAACATTACAAAGTTTTGATGCAGAATTAGATGAAAAATTGCGCGATAACGCAGATGACTACATTGCACCTATGCCTTTTATAATGATTTAACGATAAATAATATATTATGCGCGAACTAGACAAAATTTCCTCAGCCTTATTTGATAAAATCCGTAGCAGATTTAACAGCGTTAATATTGGCGACGACAAAGCTCAAAGAATTACAGACCCAGAACAAGCTAGATTTTTCAACTTTGATTATATCAGCAACGACGGTGAAAACTTTGGTAATGTAACCATCAGTTTAATTGATGAAAACAGTTTAAAAATTTACTATGGATCAAATATTACTGATAGCCTAGATGAAGCACAATCTAAAGAATGGTTTAGCTTTTTACGAGATTTAAAAAACTTTGCTCGCAGAAACATGTTAACTTTTGATACTAGAGATATTAATCGTAGTAACTTAGATTTAAAAGATATCAGACAGCAAGTCGGGTCAGACGCCACATTTAGTAAAGATGAACTAGCTATTAGTGAAGGTCGTTTGTACGGTCACGGTAATAACAAACGCATGAGCTTTGGTGATGTTGGTACACACAAAATTATCATTAAACATAAAGATCAAATTAATCCAGAAAAACGCGGCGATCGTGCTAGACAAATTGAACATGTGTTTATTGAAACCCCTGTAGGAGAAAGATTCCTACTAGACCATACTAACTTACATGGCGCTAGAGCTACAGCTAATCATTTAAGGCATGGCGGTCGATTCGGCGACGAAGGTAGCGAACTTATAAATGAAATGGTTAGAGAAATGGCCTCAATGCGACACTTTGTTCGTGCCATGCGTAATCGTACATTTGAGGATACAGAAACTACTGGTATGGTAGAAGCAGCTATGCATAGATACAGTGAAGTAAAAGAAAACTTGAAAAAGTTTCAAGGCCGACGCGGTCAAGAATTACTTATGGATATGCTAAGTTGTCGTAACGAAGTAGACGAAACTGCTGACATTGATGAACTAAGAGAACGATTTGTTAAAAAGATTTACGACGATCGTTTTAATGAAGCACTTCCATATGTATACAAAGCCTATCAAAACAGGAAGAAAATGGATACTTCAGAAACAGCAGAATTTGAATCTTGGGCCAATAGTGTAACAGAAACAACTTGGGATTCTGATTCAGATGATATGTCAGAAGGCGAGTTGGAAAGATTATTTCAAAAACCAATTGCAGCAGGCATGGATGGTGTAGATGGTATTGCTGTTATTAACGGTATTCAAGACTTGAATTCTGAAGATCTACAAGACTCAATTAAAAAATTGTCGCAGGTACAAGGCCCAGATGCAGACATTAGAAACACAATAATTGGTTGGTTAATGTCAAACGGCGAACGGGCACTGGCACAGGGTTTGTTGTCGATGATGCAACAGCAAAATGCTAACACTCAGCCGGCAGCTCCGCAGCCTCCTGCGCCACCACAACAACCAGTTGGTGCAACTACCATGGACACACCAGTGGTGCAAGAAGAACTAAGTTTTCTTAAAAAACTCGCTGGCTTAAAATAAAAAATGTCAATAACAAAATTTTATGGCGGATTTAATCCAGCCTGGCGTGCTGGTCGTCTTGAACGCGAAATTGTTGATAGCATATCTAATCAAATTGAACTTGAATATCCCAATCTTAATTGTGTAATTGCTGTGTCAAGTTGGCATGAACCCAGTGTATTAGTTGATGATATAAAAAACTTACATCCGGATTTAACGGTTATTTGTAGTTTATCGGATCCACTTGGCCCAATAGAAAATTTACTAGAAACTATTCCCGGAAGGGTAATCAAATTTGGTTATATCAATAACGGCATAAAATTTGATTTTTGGGCACTGGCCTGTTTGAATTTTTTCCGTCAATACACATTAGCAGAACTGGAACCTACAAACTTTCAACATGTATTTCTTAACTACAATAGAAAACCGCATAGGCACAGAATTGAATTAGTAAACTTGTTAGAACAAAACAATTTGACTCAACATGGAATAGTAACTTTGGGTAATAGTGATTACACTATTAATGATAATATACAAGATTATTTAGATTATGGTAGTAACGATGTGGTAGGTGATGTTGGCATTCCCAATGACATTTACAGTCTAGGTAGATTAGATATTTGGAATTCAAGTTTTTTAAACATAGTAAGTGAAACTCAATATGAGTACAGTTCAAATGCTTTTATAAGCGAAAAAATTTATAAACCTATCATAGGATTAAGACCATTTATTATTAACGGTAGTCCGAATATCTATAGATGGCTAAAAGAATTTGAGTTTGATTGTTTTGAAGATATATTCCCAGTAAGTAAACTGGCATCAAATGATTCAGTTGGTTTTAAATTTAAAAATCATGAAATTATTTGTAATGTAGTTCAAGAATTATGTAATACAAACTTAACAGAACTGTATAAAAGTTTGTTACCTAGGCTAATCAATAATCAAAAAAAATTTTATGAACACGCAAATAATCAAAAATATAATTTCAAACTCAAATTTTGAAAACATGATCACAGAAATTGGTGATTGTGTTTTTGTAAATTTAGATCATTTTACAAACAGACTCTATCAATCACAAGGTGTAAATGAATTTTTATACTCGATAGGTGGCTATAAAAATCGTATACTAATTTTTTTGATTAGAGACGGTGTAAATTGTAGAATAACCGGCATTAGAGAAATCATCAAAAAAGTTATTGCAGATTTAAATTTAACTAAAGAAACATGTTACATATACGGATATGACAATTTAGAATTAGAAAATATCACTTTTATTGACATGGGGGCATTGCTAATGTGGGCAGCAATGTCCTACAAAAAAATAAAAGATTTACCTCAGTCTACTAACCAATTTCAAAAAAAGTTTGCTGCTCTGTACGGTAGACACGACATATATAGATTGAAGATCTTTAGACACCTGTACAACAATTATAAAGATGAAAGTGTTTTAGCCTTTAACTCTATAAGCGGACAATACAGCCCTAGATTTACAAAAGAATTCGAAGATGATATAAATTGGTATCATACAAATTGTCCAGTATTGTTAGATTTTGAACAAGCTAATAATTGGGTTTCATATGAAGAAAGTTTAAAAACCATTGGATTACATTACAATAATTACTTTATTGAAATTGTAGCCGAAACCGACTTTTACACAAACAAGTTTTATACTGAAAAAACGCTAAAGAATTTTTATTTGGGCAAACCATTTTTGTTATGGTCCGGGCCGCATAGTTTGTTTAGGCTGAGAGAAGCTGGGTTTCAAACTTTTAGTCCTTACATAAATGAGTCATATGATTCAATTCAAAACACCAAAGAAAGATTCGACGCAATTTTAAAAGAAATTGACAGACTGGCTCAATTATCTTTGGAACAATTACAGGAAATTCAAATAAAATTGAGTGAACGCTTGCTATTTAATAGAGATTTTTTTACACAATTTGTATTGACAAGATAAATACACTTGTTATACAATTGCACGGTGCAGTTGTATATCTAGGCACAAACATTATGGCATTTTATAAGGAGAAACATTATGGCCACATCTTTAGCAGAAATTCGCGCTAAACTACAAGCGCAAGAAAACCGTCAAGCAGGCGGTCAATCACAAGGCGACAACGCCATCTATGCACACTGGAACATTCCAGAAGGTTCAAGTGCAAAAATCAGATTTTTACCAGACGCTAACACACAAAACTCATTCTTTTGGGTTGAGCGATTGATGATTCGCTTGCCATTTGCAGGCATCAAAGGACAGGCAGATAGCAAGCCTGTTGTTGTACAAGTACCGTGTGTAGAAATGTATGGTGACGCATGCCCTATTCTAGCAGAAGTACGCACTTGGTTCAAAGACCCAGGACTTGAAGAAATGGGTCGCAAGTATTGGAAAAAGAAATCATATCTATTCCAAGGTTTCGTGAGAGAAAATCCACTAGCGGACGACAAAACACCAGAGAATCCTATTCGTAGATTCGTTATTAGTCCCCAGATCTTTAATTTAATCAAGGCTGCACTAATGGACCCAGAACTAGAAAGCATGCCAACTGATTACACCGCTGGATTAGATTTTACTGTTACTAAAACAAGTAAAGGTGGTTATGCAGACTATTCTACTAGTAAGTGGAGTCGTAAAGAAACTGCACTAACAGCACAAGAACAAGGTGCTATTGATAGTTTTGGTCTTTACAATCTAGCAGACTTCTTGCCCAAGCGTCCGGGCGAAGTAGAACTTAAGGTTCTTAAGGAAATGTTTGAAGCAAGTGTAGATGGTCAAGCATACGATCCAGATCGTTGGAGTCAGTACTACAAGCCTAGCGGCTTTCAGGGTAAAGGCAGCGACGATGTAGAATCAGCACCTGCTCCAGTAGCTAAGGCAGCACCTGCTCCAGTCCAATCCTCTGCACCGTTTGCTGCAGACGAGGAAGACGACGCACCAGTAGCAACTGCTCCTGTCGCTACTCCAGATGCCAAACCTTCGAGTCAACGAGCCGAAGATATCTTGGCCATGATTCGTAATCGTAGCAAACAGTAAGGCGTTCGAATGTTATCGCAATTAGATAACATTATTTTTCCAGACCGTTGCGAAGTATTAGAAGTTGCTCCGCAACGGTATGTGTATCCAATATACAAAAACGGTTACAGTAGTTTGAGTAATTCAGGCTTTAGAACATTGGCAATGTCAGAATTGCCCGGATTGGATACTGTAGAAATATTTGTTAGAGAACCCGTTGAAAGATTCTTTTCTGGTCTAAGTTCATATATTGAATATAATAATCACTTGGACAAAGATACTTTGTTGTTTATGGCCGGGCATCATTTGTTTCTTAATAGGCACTACGCACCTCAGTTTCACTGGTTGGTAAACCTACGCAGATTTACCCAGGCAAAAATTAAAATTAATCCAATTGCAGATTTAAAAACTATAACAGATTTGCATGTCAATGAAAATAAAAATAAAGTACATTATGATATTGTACATTTTCCCAAGGTCACATTTTATATGCAGTTAGATAAAGTTCTAACAGAAATTTATCTTGGACAAACTGTGTCATTTAATGAAATTATAAAAAGTATCCGCGATACATATCCGGATGTATATAAAGAAATTATTCAAAGATCAAAAGATTTATGCAATGTCCTCGTTTAGATCATTTTGTAAGATTTAATCCAAACGGAACTGTGAGTCGCTGTGGCCATATGGTCAATCCCCCGCAATTCGCTTCATTGCAGGACATGGAAAACAGCGACTGGTTAAATAATATTCGAATTAAACTTCGGCCGCCGGAATGTGTACGATGTTTTGAAACAGAACTGCAAAACGGCACTAGTATCAGACTGAATGCAATCAAATTTGATCAACAGCAAACCAGACCAGATTATCTGATTGTGGGCGGTGTGCTTGACAATATTTGTAATAGTGGATGTTTAACTTGCGACGAAAACCACAGCACTAAAATTGGAAGTTTGAAATCTAAAGTATATACCATAGTTGATAATGCCAATAGATTTTGGAATTTGCCTGTTGATAGAATTGTCCACTTAGATATAAACGGTGGAGAACCCAGTGCCAGTAAAAATTATAAAGACATATTAAAAAACTTACCAGCCAATATAAAATCTGTAAGAATTAATACTAATTGTTTTAATGTAATAGACGAAATAGAAACTTTAATTCAAAGAGACATAAAAGTCACTGTAACAGTTAGTTTAGATGGTATACAAGAAGTACACGACTTTGTACGATGGCCTATCAAATGGGAAAAGTTTTACGAAAATCTAATGTATTATAAGAGTATAGACCGATTAGATTTAAATACCTGGACTACTGTAAGTGCATTGAACATACATAACTTTACAGCTATCAAACAATTTACTGTCGACCATCAATTGAATCATTCATACGCATTTTTACATAACCCCGATCCAATCAATGTTAGGTATGAGAATAGTTTTACCGCCCCATACAGAAACATTTTTCCAGGCCTGGTAGCAATAGATTGCAATAACCAACAAGAACTAGACAAGTTTATTTCAGATCAAAAATTATTACGACAGATTAAATGAAAATAGCAATAACAGGACATACCGCAGGAATTGGCAAAGCATTGGCCGAAATATATGCCAATAAAGGTCATGAAATAGTTGGCCTTAGCCGTCGTAACGGATACAATATTAGAAGCACCACAAAGATAAAAGGAATTTTAGACAATGTTAGGCAACAATTTGACAATCGTGCTATGCCTATTATAAAATGTATAAAAGATATTTGTATGTGCGGATTTTGTTCGCCGAAGGCGGATAACTTACAAGATTTTAAAGAATTACTAGATAGAAACTTAGACAAGGAAAAATATTATGGCAACCAAACCTTTTGATGTATCAAAATTTCGTAAAAGTATTACAAAAAGTATTGACGGTATCTCCGTTGGATTCAATGACCCAACAGACTGGATCTCCACAAACAATTACGCTCTTAACTATCTTATTAGCGGGGATTTTAATAAGGGTATTCCAATGGGTAAGGTTACTGTATTTGCTGGAGAGTCTGGTGCAGGTAAAAGCTTTATCTGCTCAGGAAATCTTGTCAAAAACGCTCAAGAACAAGGTATATATGTTATTCTTATCGATACTGAAAACGCACTCGACGAAGCCTGGCTTCACGCACTCGGTGTCGATACTAATGAAAACAAGCTTCTCAAACTCAATATGGCTATGATCGACGATGTAGCTAAAATGATTACAGAGTTTGTTAAAGAGTACAAAACATTACCCGAAGACCAGCGTCCTAAAGTGTTAATCGTGTTAGACAGTCTTGGTATGTTGTTGACCCCGACTGATGTCAATCAGTTCGAAGCAGGTGATCTAAAAGGTGATATGGGTCGTAAGCCCAAAGCACTAACTGCCCTGGTTCGCAACTGCGTGAACATGTTCGGCAGCTTAAACATCGGACTGGTAGCAACCAATCATACCTATGCTAGTCAAGACATGTTTGATCCAGATGATAAAATCAGTGGTGGGCAAGGCTTTATCTATGCAAGTTCAATTGTTGTTGCAATGAGGAAACTCAAACTTAAAGAAGATGAAGATGGCAACAAGATTTCAGAAGTAAAGGGTATTCGTGCAGCTTGCAAGATTATGAAAACTCGCTATGCCAAGCCGTTTGAAAGTGTACAAGTGAAAATTCCGTACGAGTCCGGAATGAATCCATATAGCGGACTTGTGGATATGTTTGAAGGAAAAGGTTTATTGCAAAAAGAAGGCAATAGTCTTAAATACACCCTAGCAGATGGCACAGTGATTAAACAGTTCCGTAAAGCATGGGAGCGTAATGAAGATAGCTCACTTGATAAGGTAATGGCGGATTTTGCTGCTAATCCACATAAAGATACTGCTACTATTCAACCAGAAGAGGAATCAGACTAATGAGTATTGATACAGAAGTATTGATTGAAGCTTACACTATTCTTAAAGAATATATTCCTGCTAAAGAGCGCCAGGCAGCTAGTGATACCCTAATGAGTATGTTAGCCGATGCACTGAGTGAACGCGAACTTAAAGAGTTTGGCGGCACCGATGCATATACCAAGCGCAGTATTGAAGAATATGTTGACGAAGAAGACGATATAGATTACGAAGACTAATGTGGTATAATAAAATTGTTTCGGACCTTGGAAATATTCCGGCCTTCATTGATTATTATGAAGGTGAACTTGCGCAGGCAAAAACAGAAACATTTATACGAGGTAATGTTGAAAAGTCCGCTGCGAATTTACCGGGTATTACAGAGCACAGATTTAACCAGCTTCAGGAGATCGAGGCTGTACTTAACTATCTTAATATACAACTTCGCAAAATTAGACGAAAGCATTTTCAAAAATACCTGGAATCTTATGCCCGAGCTCTTACAGCTCGCGACGCTGAGAAATATACAGATGGTGAGGACGAAGTCATTGACTTTGAAACTATCATTAATGAAGTTGCTCTGCTTAGAAACAAATGGCTTGGAGTTATGAAAGGTCTTGAAAGTAAAAACTTTATGCTAGGTCATGT